GGGGCGGTAGATGAATAAATACTATGTGATAACAACAGATAGCTTAATAGGCACAATGATTATATTCAAATTTATTATTAGAGGCGTGAAAATGGATCTGAGTATATTAGTGATGCCGCTAATACACTTGAGGATTTTGAGATGAGTGGTTGGCCTGTAAGTGAAAGGAGGCTTAGATTTATAAGGTGGGCAGAGACGAATAATGAGAAAATTGGATATTAAGGATATTAATTTTAAAGAGGTTGGAGAATGAAAACAGCAACAATAGCAATTTGTACAGCGGGGCGTCGTCCTGATATGCTTAAAAGGTGTATTAAGAGCCTAAAGAATGCGGATGTGCCTAGTGGGTGGAATGTGGACGTCCTTCTTATTATGAATACAGCGGCGCCATTAAAGAAGTCGTGGCAAGGCGTGCGTTATATACACGAGCCAAAGATTGGTTTGTCATCGGCTCGCAATAGAGCGATAGAGGATTGCATTAGACGCAAAAGAGATCGCATAATATTTATCGATGATGATACGTGGGTTTCTGAGGATTGGCTTGAGAAGCTTATAGATAATGAAAAGATTCAATGCCCTATATTACATGGGAATATCGAATATATATATTTCGGTGCTGCCCCAATTTGGCATAAAAGCAAGAAGCCGCGCCACTTCTCTTTATTGAAATGCGCCTGTACAAATAATGTGATGATAGATTTAGACATATGTCGAGATGGCTTGAGATTTGATGAGGCATATAATTATACTGGCGGCGAAGATACTGACTTCTTCTTGCGAGCCAAAGAAGAAGGCGCTGAGATTATATATATAGCTGATGCCAACATATATGAGGAAGTTCCAAAAGAACGCCATAAATTGAAAGGTTATTTATGGCGAGGATATTGGTGCGCCTCTGTTCAAATGTATTCAGCTTTAAGGAACGGGGGAGTTTGCAGCCACAGCATGAAAGGGAACGTTATTATTAACTACTGCTCAGTAGTTCTTAAGAAGATGCCAAAGATACTGACTAGGTTAATAGCCGGCATAACCATGATAATATTGTCACCTCTTTTTATTGTACGGGGGAAGAATGGCTTTCTATTAATGGCTATTAAGGGGCTTAATAAACTTACATTTGTAGCGGGATCCATAGCGGGATTAACCCCGTGGAAGCCTTTGCCTTACAAATTTAAAGAGGAGAAATAAATGGGTTTAGAACTATATCTTATACTCCCGCTATTTATATTTTTAATCATATTTATAGTGATGCAGATTAAAAATGAAATTAAAAAGGCTAATAAGGCTGACGCTGACTCCGATCCGTCACTACAAGAAAGGAGTGGAATGCGTACAATATTGGGTAGATTAAATAAAGGGCGATTTATATACGAAGAAAGCCAATCGGATAAATATTGTTTCTTGGTAAAAGCTAAGGAAGATGGTAAGCTTTATTGGTATGACGAATTGGAAAGAAAGTTTGAGCCAATAATATTTAAATAGGAGAAGTAAGATGAGTTTCTGGGAAATATATTTGATGCTTAAGCTTTGTGATTTAAAAATGGTTATGGTCGCATTGATGGGACTATTATGTATTCTAATGTTCGGACCTATTGCTATGCTTAATGACTCTCATTCTGAAGAGGAGAGAGCGAAGCGTTATGTTAAAGTTTTTAGAATGTTCATCATTTTAGTCGTATCGGTAATATTAACAGTGGCTCTTCCAACCCGTGAAGATTTGGCAATATCTTTTGCTGGCAGCTATGTGACAAATTCAAAAGAGATAAAAAATCTTCCAGAAGATTCGGCTAAGCTTATTCGTAAGTTACTTGAAGATACAAGTAAGGTGATGGAGAATAAGCTTGAGCCAGCAATATTCAAAGAGGAGAAATAAGATGGACAAAGAAACTCTCGCGAAAATACTGGAAGAACATAAGAATTGGCTGGAAACAGGTGGAGGCGAAGGGGGGCGTGAGTAATATGGAAAATGGAAAAATGGTTTTGTTCTTTTATGAGTATTCTGGAAGTTTTTCGAAGATATTCAAAGACTATGAAAGCGCCTACGAATCTGCGTGTAATCGGGTGTTGAGTGGGGAGGATTATGACGATTATAGTAATAGCGCAATTGCAAATATTTGCAGAATAGAGAATGAAACTATAACCCCTATCATAAGTCTCTATAGAGAATTAGAGTGGGGTATAATAAAGATAATTAACGATCGCGATCAGGAGCTTGCTTATTATGTTAAGAATATTGACGGCTCATTCGAGAGCGTAGGAAAGGAATTTTATGAAGATTATGTGGCAAATGAAAGAAGAGAGTTTCATGAGAAGAGTAAAATTGAAATAATTAATTTTGAGGAGTTGGATGGAGTTGTACAGAAAATAACAATAAGTTGTGCAGCAGAATTGTTTAAGAATTGCAAGAAATACCCACAATATAAGTCAGACTATTGAAACTTTAAACGTCTTTAGATAAGGAGGGGGCATGAGTGATTGGGTCATAGCTTCATTAATGGGCATCAGTCTTATATGTAACTTAATAACAATATACTACACTACAAAAATTAGGAAGAAATTGGAGATAAGGAGGGGACATGAGTAAAATAGCTATTACTACCTATGGTGGATTTAGACTAACAGAAGAAGCCATAGCGCGTTATGAGGAGCTTGGAGGAATTGTAGATGAGGATGGTTGTATTCCACGTGATTCTAAACAGTTAATTCAGGTATTGGAAGAAATGGGAAAATATGCGTCGCCAGCGGGCCATTCTGACTTAGAGATTTTTGAAATACCAGATGACATTGAGTGGGGGATATTAGAAATGGAGTGTAGAGAATGGATTGTGGATAAGAATCGTATCTGGCCACCACTCTCTATTTATTAGTGATACTGAGTATGAAGTAGGAACAATAGTAACGGAAGTAACGGACCATGAGAATAATTTTTTATGGAATGGATAAGGAGGGGGCGTGAATATTGTGATAGTGTCGAAATATAAGATCGGTGAATGGGGGGAAGTTATTGGCGCAGCGGATAATTGGCCGAGAGTTCTGGAATTATGTCGGGATAATTATGCGGACGAGAGAAGCAAGAGCCGAAGAAAATACACGATACGCTACTGTGGGAGAGATGGTCATCTAAGAAATATTTATAGGGAGAATGATCTTTCTGATGTCGAAATAATTATTATTGATGAAACAGGATTAATAGGAAAAGAATTTAAGGACCTTCGTACAATCTGTGACAAAAGGAGGCGGTGTGAGTAAAGATTCAGAAGAATTAAAAGAGCTTTATACGGTTATGATTATCTATGGTCATGGGAAATCGGGGGAGGCTCATATATTTTTTTCCAGAGATGACGCCCTAGAGTTTATCTCAAATATGAGATCTAGGAAAGGGTTGGATGATGAATGTAGATATATAATTGACCGCCACATTCCTGCTAAAGTGCTGGAAGATGGAAAAATGTATTATGATTATAGCGATAAGCCAGAGTTATATTTACGTTGCATATTTTGCGGTATTGAAGGCTCATTCGAGAGTGTAGGAAAGGAATTTTATGAAGATTATAAGAGAGTTTAAGGAGGGGGCATGAGTGATTACATAATAAAAGAGATAGATTTGCTTTTAGGAAAGACCATCAAGAGAATCATGAAAACGGATTGGGTATTGATATTTGAAACCACAATCGATTATGTGGAGATGTATCATGCTCAGGACTGTTGTGAAATTGTATATATTGAGAGTATTGATGGAGATCTTAATGATTTGATTGGTTGTCCAATATTATTCGCTGAAGAGGTAACAAATAGTGAATGGGATAGACCTATCAATAGCGATATGAGTGGAGAGAGGGATTCATATACATGGACATTTTATAAAATATCCACAAATAGAGGATCGGTAACCATTAGATGGTTCGGAGAATCAAATGGATATTACTCAGAAAAAATCGACGTTCGAATTACTGATCATGATTGTGTTAGAAGCATAATGGATGATAGTACATACACCGTGTGGCAATGAATTATAAGGGGGCGGTGTGAGTAAAGAAGCGGGAGCATCTTATTTCTGGATGGGTGATAAGTATGGGGCATATATTGGCGCAAAGATAGATGTAGATGTTAATGTCATCAAGGAAGACGCAATTAGAACACTCGAGGATATTTATTATATTGGGTATAACAAAGGGATAGTTATTTTTTGCCAGAAAGATGGAAAAATAGAGCCATATTTATTTATCTCTCCTCGAATCCATGAAAGTGGCCTCATAGTGTTTGAGATGCATCATGCCGGTCATATGGATACGGTTGAAAGATGTTATTATATAACGAAGATCGGTAAATTGGAAAGAAGGTTTGATTTGAATGATGGATATTTTAGGGAACTCAGCATTGAGATAGCCAATCGATATTTGAGGGGTTACGAATTGGAATATAAAATGAAACATGGAAAAGATAATAGGAAATTATGGACGAAGATATTTGGAAAGTAAAATTTTCCATAAGATAGATTATCGAACTTTGTTCGCTTGTGCAAATTATTATAACACAATTAAGAGGAAGATGCAATGGATGATTTAGATGAAATAGCTAGGATAGGTACTAGAATAGACATAATGCGATTAATATCTAATATGGACAATATGGTAGATATAATGAGATCATTATGGAAAGAGCGCCTTTATCGAAATTGTTTTGAAAGAGAGTTGCGAGATCTAAGGCATCAATATCGAGATGAGGAAGAGATAATCAAAAATTGCTACAAATATAAACGCATAAGTAAACGCCTTGATATGCACAATTTAATTATAGAGGCTCTTGAAACAAGAAATATAGAAATTAAAGGAGAAATATTATGAAACTATATACTGTAACGTCAATAAGGTCTTGTTACTACAATGAGATCCATTCTAAGGCAGACACTGCACTCTTTCCTACAAAGGAAGATGCCTGTAATTACATAAAGGATCATATTCATGAGCATGATATTGGTGATGGATATCGGTATATTCTTAAAGAATATACCGAATGCAAGGTATTAGATAAGACGTCATTTATAAACTCTAATTCTGAGCTTTCCAATGGAAGAGGCCGAATAGTAGAAGGCCGGCATATGGTAAATTATGCTACGCTTGATACTGTAAAGAATAGGATGACGCACGAAGAAGTAAAAGAAAGGATAAGGTTGCATAGAATATGGTTCGACTCAGAACGCAAAGAAGGTGTTAGGGCGGACTTTAGGGGAGTAGATTTAAGTGGCATGAATCTTTATGGCGAATTCCTAGAGGACGCGGATTTTAATGAAGGAGTATTTAACGGCACGATCTTTCGTCTGGCCAATCTCAAGAACACAGGATTTGTAGCGTCAGATCTAACAGGAGCGGATTTTAGTGACGCAAATCTAGCATTCGCTGATCTAAGTATGAGTTTCGCTCTATTCACAGATTTCTCAAATGCATATCTATTGCATACTAATTTTTGCTCATCCTCCTTTATTGATACAAATTTCACCAATGCAGAGCTTGTAGGTACTATATTATGCGGTGCCCATACCTCAGATACGGGCTTCAAGAAAGCAGCAAGGATAAGCGCGCATGTGTGTGATACGCCTGAAAATAGAAGGCTATTTGCAGGACAAAAATATGTACAATGGCACCCTAGAAATATATGCGAAAGGGATTCATTCTTTAAAGGAAGTAAAAGAAAATTTAGTATAGTACATTGATATATATATGCCACTCTCTGAAATAGAAATCAAGAATCTAGAGCCTAGAGCGAAGATATATCGTGTAACAGATAGTGAGGGGTTGTGCATAGAGATCACAACATCCGGTAGTAAGTTGTGGCGCTGGCGGTATTACTATCAGGGAAAAGAGCAAATGCTGGCACTAGGAAAATATCCTGCCATATCGCTCGCAGAGGCCAGAAAGAAGCGCGATACAGCGCGCGGATTGGTAGATGTAGGAAAACACCCAACTTCGGAAAAGAAAATAAGGCGATTGTTAAACGCGCAGGAGAGTGACAATATACTAAAGATGCTAGAATTAATAGGAGAAGGCAATGAACTACGAAAAGATAAAACAAATAATGGTAGATATAGAGATGGAGAATCCTGCACATATTCAATTGGGTTCAATATTATACCTATTAAGGAAGTTAGATGAAATATGTACAAGGTTCAAATATTGATTCCTTATTCCTAGCACTTTTGTTTGAAAGAAAGGTGCGGAAGTTAGGAGTAAGGCAAAAAGCGCATCGCGAACCATACAATGGTACATGGGCGTTAACATGGCGTAGAGGTGGCCGTGGAATAATAGACATTATGTTCCATGATTCTGGTAAGGATATAGGATTGGCGACGTGGGCTGCCTATCTTCCTTCCAGACCCGAAACTTCAGATAGTAGAAAATATAAGGGGAAGGGAAGATTCAGTGTAATTAATGGAATCCCAGTAGGGGTATTTGCAATCATAAAGGAGATAACTGATGATGAATAAAACGACCGGAATTACACCAACCATATTTAACGAAGAAGACTGGATTGCTTTCCTAGATAGAAAGGAAAAGCCATTTGTAATGAGTGAGCGTATGCGGAAAGCAATGGAGAAATGGCAATCGTTGCGGGCAACAGAGTTGAACTGTTAACTATAGCGGATGAGGCTATCGAGATACCCTTTCTCTAGCCCGCGCTCTATAAATACAACCGTGAGTTGTAAAATCAATAACATTATTGGTATTGGCACTAGATGACATTAACCTATTTACTTAAATGGAGTTCACATGAGAAGACTGGCTGTTATTAAAAAAATCGATGATATACGGGCTATTCCTGATGCAGACAATATTGAACTTGCGATTATTGGAGGATGGCAGGCCGTTATAAAGAAGTATGACCATAAAGTAGGAGATCTTGTTATTTATTGTGAGGTAGATTCATGGATACCAACCGAACTAGCGCCATTTCTTTCAAAGGGGAATAAGCCAAAAGAATACATGAATATTAAAGGAGAAAGATTAAGAACCATAAAGCTACGTGGTCAATTGTCACAAGGGTTACTTCTTCCTCTTTCTCTTCTTGGTGATGATAGAGATAAAACTATTGATAATGATGTAACAGATATATTGCGCATAGTGAAGTATGAGAAGCCTATATCAGTACAATTAATGGGAGTGGCCAAAGGCAATCTACCATCTTCTATACCAAAAACCGATCAAGAGAGATGTCAAAATCTTGCCCACCAAATAAATGCATTATGTCTAACTCATGCTCATGAAAGATTTGAGGTGACAGAAAAGCTAGAAGGAACATCAATGACATGTTACATGATTGATGGGGTATTTGGTGTCTGTAGTCGCAATCTTGACCTCCTGCGAGATGAGAACAATTCTTTATGGAAAACTGCGATTGCAGATGACTTAGAAGGAAAGATGAGGGAATGCGGATGGGATAATATGGCCATTCAAGGAGAATTAGTAGGGGAAGGTATCCAGAGTAACATATATAATCTTAAAGGAGTGCATTTCTATGTCTTTGATATTTATAATATCGAGATAAAAACATATATTAGTCCGATCGCTAGACGCAGATTGTGTAATCATATGGGTTTTCAACAAGTGCCTATCCTATACGATAGTATTCCTTTGTCTCCTGTTAAGCATCTATTAGAGATGGCGGATGGGAAGAGCGAGCTTGGTACGAGACCTATGCGTGAAGGTATTGTCTTTAGGCAAACAGATGGTAAAATGAGATTTAAGGTAATTAGCAACTCTTATTTATGTTCATCTTCATAAGGCTCATTGGGATCTAAAATAGATATTTTGTCACCAAATTCCGCAACCGCCTCTTCTTTTGTGTCAAAAACGACAAGATACGGAAGTCCGGTTGTGGTGGTATTTCCATCCACTACCTTAATATAATGGTAAACATCAGAGCCATTATGAGCAACAATATATTTAACGCTATTTGATACAAATTCTTCAACCATAATAATTCTCCTGTCTAAAGGTTAAGGTGCAAGTCCTCCATCGGTGATAGTCCAATTGTATGTAGAGACTATAAGCGTACGAGCCGTCGCCGCTGCGCCAGCCGAATATTTACTTAGACCTGCGCTAAAAGGTACATTTGTCTTTAATATTAGAGCGCTCCATCCTATCAAAATAGAATCATAATTTGTCGTTGGCAGCGTAACGTCGCCAAACATGAATTGTGCTGATAAAACTTTTCTAATATCCCAATTCCCTAGACCAGCCCCTTTAAATAGATATGCCCTGTAGAACATGAAAGATATTTCTGTACAATTTCCTAGATTCCAAGAACCAAGATATTGATCAAAACTATTACAATCTAAAAACATTGCATAGACGGTTGTAGCATTGCTTACATCCCAATTTGATAACGGTGAGTTGAAAAGATAACAATATGAAAACATACTAGAAAATGTACTGCCAGAAGAAACATCCCAACTGTTAAGGTTCTGATTGAAGATATTACAGTCTATAAACATATTAGAAAATATGCTGCCAGAAGAAACATCCCAATTGCCAATATTCTCATTAAATAAGATGCACAATTCGAATGTATTTTGAAAAGACTGGATATTTGAAGTATCGGTAATAGCAAGTCCTGGCGCTGTCGTTAATGATGAGCAGAATGCAAAAGCTTTAAAAAGATTTGTTATACCAATTAAATCAAGGGGATCGACTGCGGTAATAGTTAGATTGTTGCAACCCTCAAAATATCTGCCATTATTGGCACCTAAGCGCAAAATACCAAATTGTGAAATGTTTAGTAATTTTCTCCTATCTCCACCACCTGCAAATCTAAATCCTGTAAATATACCCGTAATCGTAACGATATAAGTTCCCGCCACCGCGTAAGTGTGTGTAGTTTCTGCTGCATTCCACACCGTGATGGTGTCTTGAGTCCCATCCCCCCAATTGACAAGGAAGTTATACGTACCAGTTGCTGCTAGGGGTAACTTTACTTGAGTAGATGTAGATAAGCCAGGGTTATTCGTCTTCCACGTAGAAATAAACGGAAGCGCGGATTGTGCGCTAACAGCAGCGGCAGCCTGTTGTATTGATGGAACGCCTTTATAAAACATTTAGTACATCCCTATGATGCCAGTTGCTGTGGTTCCGGTTGAGCGAACCCTACTAATTAAACCATAGTACTGTACTCCAGATAGAACTGTGAGTGTAACAGGAGTGGTATCATCTTTGAATATAACGTTAATAGTACCAGCTACAGTTACCATGAAATATCGAATTGGAAGCGTTAAATCTGTAGCATCGCTTGGCGTTACGGCGAAGGCTGATGATGGTGGGCATTCTTGAGTTTTATTGAATAGGGTGTAGTCGATTGTGCTTGGCATGGGATATATCCTTCATCTATAGTTTATATACCCCCAATACATGTATATTGGATGGTGGTAGTTATGGCAATAAGTTTCTTTAGATGCATGTAAAATATGAGCCACTTGAAAGGTGTAAAGATATGATGTATATTCAGGTGACAATTATATAACTAAACAGCAGTATAATCTATGGGTACAGATATTTCATTAACTGAAAAACCAACACAAAAAAAGAAAAGTACAAAGAAAGTAAGGGGAAAAAATGGTGGAGCTAGACCTGGAGCTGGTCGCAAAAGTTTTATTCCTACTGAGGATGAGCGTATGCATGTGAAGCGTATGGCTGGTTTCGGCACTCCTATGGAGCATATTGCCGCACTGATAAGAAATGGAATAGGAATTGATACATTGCGCAAGCACTTCTCTGTAGAGCTGTTATGTGGTAAAGCCGCGGCCAATACTATTATTGGAGAGACTTTGTTTAATAAGGCGTTGGGTGGAGATACCACAGCAATGATATGGTGGAGCAAAACACAAATGGGTTGGTCGGAGCTTCAAAAGATAGAGCATACTTCTCCTGATGGTAGTATGTCGCCAGCTCCCACAAAACTAACCCCTGAACAAATAGTTGACATGTGTAAAGAGCGCGGCTTACCTATAACTATATTTGAAAAATGATAAGAAGTGATATTGACCTCCTAGAAATGTTAGCTATTGAGGAGGCGCGAAATAGCTTTTGGGCATACCGCCAATATATCAACCCTAAGTTGAAGATGGGCTGGTGGCAGCGAGAAATCGCACATGAGTTGCAACAGTTCTATGATGATCTTGTAGCTAGAAAGAGGCCTAAGCTGGTGATACAAGCACCTCCACAGCATGGCAAGAGCAGTCAAATAGTTGACTTCATAAGTTGGTTGGCGGGGCACAACCCTGATCTCAAAACTATCTACACTTCATTTTCTGAGCGGCTTGGCGTTAGGGCAAACCTTAAGTTACAGCGATTATATGACTCATCAAAATATCAAAAGATTTTTCCAGATACATGTATTAACAAGTCTAGTGCTGTGACAATCTCATCACACTCGTCACAGCACTTACGCAATAGAGAGATTATAGAATATATTGGCAAGGATGGATTCTTTCGTAACACGACTGTACGGGGTAGCATCACAGGCGAGACGCTTGACCTTGGTGTGGTTGATGATCCTATTAAAGGACGTGAGGAAGCGGGAAGTCTAACCATCCGTGATAAAACATGGGATTGGTTTATGGACGACTTCTTTACACGGTTTTCAGAAGATGCAGGGTTGTTATGTATTCTTACCAGATGGCATATTGACGACCCCATAGGAAGGTTGATCTCAGCAATGCCAGACATAAAAGTATTGTCATACAGTGCGATAGCGAAAGAAGATGAACCTAATCGTAAGATAGGTGATCCATTGTTTCCAGAGCACAAATCATATGATTTCTTGATGGAAAGAAAGAACGCGATGTATTCGGGACATTGGGAAGCGTTGTATCAACAGAGTCCAGTTATTGAAGGCGGAGAGTTAATTAGAAGGTCGTGGTTTAGATCATTTGTCACCCCTCCCCTTATCAAGTATCGAAAGATATTTGCGGATACAGCTATGAAGACGGCGGAAAGAAATGACTATTCCGTCTTTGCTTGTTGGGGTCTTGGCGATGATGGCAAGATATACCTACTTGACCTCTTGAAGGGAAAATGGGAGGCACCAGAGCTTAAGCGCGTTGCAAAGGCATTTTGGCAAAAACACAATAACATGACGGCTGGACAGCTACGTCAATTTCTTGTCGAGGATAAGGCCAGTGGAACGGGGTTGATACAAGAAATAAAAAGAGAAGGAAATATACCAGTCAAGGGTGTTGAACGTACCAAAGACAAATTGACACGCTTGCTGGATGTGTTAAGTTATATAGAAGCTGGTCTGGTATGTATTCCGGAGTCGGCAAGCTTTACGAATGACTTCCTTGCCGAATGCGAAAGCTTTACTTCTGACGATACACATATGCACGATGATCAGGTCGATACTATGATTGATGCAATCAATGATATGCTCGCCAACAACAAATTAAAAGCATGGGAAAACTTCTGATGAAAAAGAAAAAACTTAGTAGCGATGTTAAAGCTACAATGTCATATGATAGTTATGCAAACTTCATGCAACGGGTTGGCATTGGCACCAATAATACCTTGTCGCAATCGCAGTATATTATAAATAACATCTCTAATAATAGCCGACAACTTGAGGCGCAATATAGAGGCTCTTGGATTGTAGGGGCTGTAGTTGATAGCATTGCTGATGATATGTGTAGATCTGGTATTACTATCCATTCAGCAGAAGCCGCCGATAAGATAGATGATCTACAAGCAGCGATTACCAATCTGCGCATTTGGGATGGCATCGCTGATATTATTAGATGGGGGCGTCTCTACGGTGGTGCGATTGGCGTCCTTCAAATTGATGGACAAGATTTAGCTACTCCCCTTGATTATAATACGATTACTAAAGGACAATTTAAGGGAATCGCGGTTTATGATAGGTGGCAGCTACAGCCCGATCTTACCAATCTTATCAAGGATGGTTATGATATCGGATTACCAGCATACTATCGCATTATAACATCGCAGGACTACTATAGAACAGGAAGCCAAGATGCAAAGATGGCTGGCTCAATAAATGTTCATTATTCTCGAATTATCAGGCAAATTGGTATTCAGCTACCATTTTTTCAAGCAATGACACAAGAGTTATGGGGAGCCTCTGTTATAGAGCGCCTTAGTGATAGACTCGTGTCGTTTGATAATGCGACCATGAATGCCGCAAATCTAGTTGACAAAGCAAGAACCAGTGTTGTTCGTGTGGAAGGATTGAGGGATGTAATATCAGCAGGTGGAAAACCGGCGGAGAATATGATGAGCTCTTTCGAGACGATGAGATACTGGCAATCGAATGCAGGGTTAACCATCTTGGATAAGAGTGACGAATATCAGACTGTATCATATGGATTCTCTGGATTGTCTGATATTATACTACAGTTTGGCCAACAAATATCTGGCGCCTGTGGAATACCACTTGTGCGCTTATTTGGGCAGTCCCCTGCTGGCCTTAATTCAAGTGGTGATAGTGATATACGTAACTATTATGATCATATCAATTCACTTCAAAATGCTAATTTAAGAACATGTATCACAAAGCTTTTAAATGTCATCTACCCTTCAACGTTTGGCGAACAAGCGCCGGAAGACTTGCAGTTTGACTTTACGCCCCTTTGGCAAATGTCGGCTCTCGATAAGGCCACGATTGCCAAGACGACGACTGAGAGCATTATAGGCGCCCTTGATAGCGGCGTAATAGATACTGCAACCGCAATGAAAGAACTTCGTCGTGCAAGTCGTGATACGGGATTATTTACGAACATAAGCGATAAACAAATTGCACAAGCAGAAGAAGAGCTACCTATGCCGGATGCAGAGGTTTCAGTTGAAGAACAAGCGGTTATTAAGGATTCCTTTACAACTGGATCAACTAAACGAAAGTTTAATATAGTTCCTAAGTGGCTTAAGAAATGATGTGCGGATGCAATCTTTCTATCAGGGCTTTAACGCTTGATGCGTCAAAGAAGAAGCGAAGAAGTAGCTTTGCCGTAAGTAATGGCATCGAAAGAAAGTTCATGCAAGAGCTTAGAAAGGTTGGCGCAGTTAGTGGGCAAATTGTCGAATCGCATGTAGATGGTGTGAAGATAATTGACGAATATGCCATGACAAAATCATTGGCGGATTATGCCAAAATTATCACACCATGGGCGACAAGAAAAAGCTTCGATATGATTAGGCAGACAGATGCTCGCAATAGACGATCATGGGAAGCCACGGCAAATAAGATTGGTAAATCACTACGTCAAGAAGTGTACAACACACCAACCGGATATCTAGCACAGCAACTGCTTACGGAGCAAGTCACACTAATAAAATCGCTACCTATACAAGCAGGAGAAAGAGCACAAAAACTTGCACTTGAAGCAGCTATTGACGGAAGCCGTGCAGATGTGGTAAAAAGAGAATTGTTGAATACAACTAAGGTGACAGAAAGTCGTGCAATGTTAATTGCAAGAACGGAAGTCGCCAAAAGCAATGCTACCATTAATCGCGCTCGTGCATTAAGTATCGGATCAGATCAATACATATGGCGAACGATGGGAGATGCTGACGTAAGAGAAAGTCACGCGGAGGTTGACGGTGAGGTTTTCAATTGGAATAACCCGCCGACATTAAGTGACGGAGAAACTACTCATCCGGGGGAAATATATAATTGTAGGTGTTACGCCGAACCGGTGTTGCCTGAAGATTAATATTTTTTTACCAAAGGGTTGATGCAATACTACACTACTAATCAGATCAGTGAAAATATAAGCGAAACGCCAGAGGGTTTTCTATTATGTAGAGACGTCGCCATTGCGCGCACGGGCATACAAGAATATGCAAACGGCGAGACTCCACTAAGTAGCAGCGACGGCGTTGTAATGATGTTGCGTGAAGAAGAAGAAGTATTCCATCCAGACGCGATCGCATCCTTTGAGGGCAAGCCCCTAACTATAAGTCATCCGGATAGTTTTGTCACACCTGATAACTGGAAAGATTTAACGGTTGGCATTGTACAAAATGTCCATCGCGGCACTGGCGTATTAAGCGACAAATTAATATCAGATTTGCTTGTAACAGACGCAAGAGCAATAGCTTTGGTCAAGGGTGGCCTACGTGAGGTATCCGGTGGTTATGAGGCCGATTATGAAGAAGCTGGAAGCGGAAAAGGCAAGCAACTAAACATTCGTGGCAATCATGTCGCGTTAGTAAGTAAAGGGCGTGCAGGCTCTACCTGTGCAATTCATGATAATCATAAGGAGGTTTCTATGTACAAGAAAATTACGGACAAAATCAAGGCAACATTATCAAAAACAATCGATGAGGCAATGGCCGCAGTAGAAGGCGAGGAAGTGCAGAAAGATGCAGATCCTATGATGGAAATTAGGGATATGTGCAAATCGCTTGATGATCGCTTAGCTAAATTAGAAGGCGTAACAACCGATATGCCAGAGGTCGAGATTGAAAAAGAAGATAACGGACTCACAGGCGATTCAATAGAGGATGCTCCTGTTGATTCTATTGATACCCTTATCGGAAAGATTGACACTTCTATTGCAGAACTGAGGGCACTAGTTGGCGCGACGAAGGAAGTGGTAGTTGAAGCCACCGTGACACCAATAGTAGAGTCTGTTTTAGACGCGGATACTATATCTCGTGCCGAAATTCTAGCGCCAGGAATTGTTCAGGACAATGATATTAAGCGTAATGCCTTGAAAGCAGCCTACGCTACAACAGACGGCCGAAGTGTTATTGACACACTAAACGCAGGCCATGCCGCAAACTTTGATGGAGACAATGATTTGTCACCTCTTTTTATTGCGGCATCCGAATTGTTAAAGACAAAACGCTCTAACGGACTTGCTAATAGCAAGGCCTTTGATTCTTCCATTACCCCATTCCATAAAGCCGGTCACATAACAGCCGACAAGTTGAATGAGATTAATGCGAAGTTTTGGGCAGACAAAGCCGCTAAGTAATTTTCCCCTTGGGAAATAAGACGCGCTGTATACACCCGACAGTGCCGAATTAACAAGGGTGATAACATAATTTATGAGGAGTTCTATATGACTGCATATTTGTACAACGCCCCTGCTGGAATTAAAGGAAGCGTATCTCGCTTTAATGATTCTATCGTGGAGCCAATCGAGTTAGGCACACCAACAGCAACCGCTTTTGGCATACCAGTAAAAATCAGTTCAGGCAAAGCAATCCCTTTCGCTGGTGGTGAAGTAGCTGGCGATCTTTACGGGGTTCTTGTTCGTGAAGTACCTCGCCAGAGTTCTCTAAGCGACGCTGATGCCCCTCTTGCTGGTCAAGTGACCGGTGTTGCGGTTTCTGGCTACGTGAACGTAGCTTGTGGATTCGGGACGCCTGTTCGTGGCGGTGCCGTTTATGCGCGCATCGTTACTGTCGGGCCGCGAGTGATTGGCGATTTTGAAGCTTCTGCTGATGGCATTAATAGCATCCTTCTTCCAAACGTATTTTGGGCAACTGAAGGCCGCGATACTGCCAACGGTAACATTGCCGAAATCCGCATTAAATAAACCCAATAAAGGAGTACTAAAATGACACAAGTTTACGACGCTAAGTTCTATGATTCAACTTTAGCATTCTATGTTAATCAGTTGGATGTATTAGACAAAATTTTATACGAACCACTAACAAGCGTTACTTGGAGCCGTGACATTAAGTTACGCTCTAACATTTCTCTTGGCAATGAAAGCACGAGCTTTATTCGCTCTGCTTTCGCTGGTCAAGGAACGCAGGCCATTACTGGTAAGCCTTGGATCTCTGCGGAAACAACGGCACTTCCGGGCGTATCCGTTAATGGTGAGCGTGTTGTTAGTTTGATCCGCCCGCTTGGTCGTGAGATTTCTTACACAAGTATCGAGCTTGAGCGCTCTCAAACATTGGGCATGCCTATTGATGCTCAGAAGCTACAAGCACTAAATACAATGTATCAAATATCAACCGATGAAATGGTTTACATTGGTGATTCTGGCTTAGGTGTTGGTGGTCTTGTCAATAATTCCGCTGTTACTGCTGCTAACGTTGCCGGTGGTGTGTGGACTACTAAAACCCCTGCACAAATTCTTGCTGATGTTGATACTATGTTAAATGCGGCGTGGGCTGCAAGTGCATATAGTTTCGCACCAAGTGAACTAAGATTACCACCTGCTCAGTTTGCGTATATTGCAACTCAGTTAATTAGCACCGCAGGAAACATGTCAATCCTTGAGTATATTAAAGCGAATAATATTAGTACTGCTGCTAATAATTATCCTCTTAATATACAGCCTCTAAAATGGCTAACAGGGCGTGGCGTTGGTGGTACAGATCGCATGATGTGTTACACTAACATGGAAGATAAGGTTCGCTTCCCTATGGTTCCTATTCGTCGCGCGACTCCATATTTTCAAGGCATTCATTTCAACTCTCCTTACATTTGGGCGTATGGCGAAGTTGAAGTTGTTTACCCTGAAACCATTCGTTATGCGGACGGCATTTAGTTAACATTAAGGAGTATCAAAATGTTAGTACAATTTAATGTCCCTAGAGGAATCGATCAGATTAATTATAGAGTTGGTGTTCATACTCTAGATGATAGCCTAGCTGACCACCCTTATTTTAAACTTCTATTGAAAGATGGCGATGTTAGTGTCCTTGAGACACCGCGCGTTACTAAAGAAGAAGTTAAGGTAGAGGCGGAAGCTGAAGCCTCTAAAGAAGAAAAATCAACTAAGGCTAAAAAAGAGGCTTAGTGAATGGATATTGCGCAATTCAGATTAGATTTTCCAGAGTTTGCAGACATGTCTTGCTTCCCCAATTCGATGATTACTTTGTGGTCAGGAATTGGGGAGCAACTTGTTGACCAAACAAGATGGGGCGATCTCTGGTTGCGCGGTGTTCAATTATTTACTGCCCATAATATCACTCTTGCCAGTGGTAATTTGAAGGCAGCAAATAGAGGTGCTCAAGTTGGTCTAGGTGTGAATGGAGTTGTTGCTAGTAAGAGTGTCGGGGATGCCTCGATAAGTTACGATAACAACGCCGTTACTGCCTCGATGGATCCGAAAGATGGGCATTGGAATATGACTATTTACGGTCGTCAATATATTCAATTAGTGCGACTCATCGGCACGGGATGTATACAACTATGAAAATGAATGTTGATGTTAGAACTATTTACGATGGCATGAAGAAGTTTCGTGCTGAAATTGCAGCGCTACAAGCGAAGGAGTTATTGATAGGAATTCCTGCCAAGGAAAGTAATCGCAGCGACACTAGTATATCAAATGCTGCCATTGGTTACATAAACGAAACGGGAAGTCCTGCCAATAATATACCTGCTCGTCCATTCTTGCGCCCTAGTGTTAAGAAGGTCGAAAAAAGATTGATTGCTGAATTACGTAAAGGCGCAATTAATACGCTCGAAGGTGGCATTGGTGCTTTAAACATCGCCTACGCGCGCGCGGGAATTATTGCGCAGAATAGTGTTAAAGCAGCTATTCGATCAGGCGAAGGTTTTGCTCCCTTGGCACCGGCCACGCTAGCGGCAAGGAAGCGAGCTGGTGCCAAGGGTACAAAGCCTTTAATCCGCACGGGGCAACTATTGAATTCGATTACTTATGTAGTGCGACCTAAGAAGAAAGGCGATTAATGGAATGGCTAATATTGATGTCACTGAGTTATTTACTGATCCTGATTTTGTTGATCCGATAACGATCATAAGGAGAGCGGCAACAGTAAATAATTATGGAGAGAATATAATTACAGAATCATCAATAAGTGCCGTTGCGTCTGTACAGTCCGGTGACAATGATGTCATCAATAGATTGCCAGACGGAATAAGAGTGCAAGATACTATTACTATTTATACTACGAATGAGCTTATTACTTCCCAATCGGGAAAATATCCCGATGTCATTTTATGGGATGGTGTCCGTCATCAAGTGATTGGTGTTACGCCATGGGGTAATTGGGGCACTGGATGGTATCGCGCTGATTGCATAATGGAGAAGCCAAATGCCTAATACAAGTGCAACTGGTGGTTACTTATCAGCAACGACGCTGCCGTTACCTGCTGGATTGTCTTTTGATAGGTATATTCAGCAAGTAGTAGTAGGAATAACTGGATTCGATCCGTCACTTGTAAGGCCAAGATGGCAGGTCGAGGCACCAAAACAACCGGATATAACGGTCAATTGGTGCGCTGTTGGGATTGTTGACATTAAGAATGACTATGATGCCCATTTTGAACAACACGACGATGATGCAACTATGAAGCGTCATCAAATAGTTGAGATGCTTTGTACATTTTATGGCGCGGATGCCGTAGAGAATGCATCTCTATTTCGCGATGGGCTGGAACTATCGCAAAACAGAGAGCAACTATTTTTAGCAAACATGGGTTTGTTAGAAGTAGGAACGATCGTAACCACGCCTGAGCTTGTAAACGGGCGCTGGTGTATGCGAGCTGATGTACCATTTATCATCAGACGCGAGGTCATAAGAGATTATGCAATAATGAAGCTGCTATCCGCTGGTGGTGACATTGTTACAGATAACGATCCGCAGATTATTTCAGCGTGGTCAACTTTGAACGTGCAACCATAACTTAAAGGAGTGTAACAATGGTAAATGAACTTTCAGTAAACAGGCTGATAAATGTCAGCATTAATCTACAGCCTTTGGCTATTCCTCGGCGCTCTTTTGGCGTCCTTCTTATCGCAGGTGATAGTAACATTATTGATGGTGTTGAACGCTTAAGAAGCTACACTAATATCGAGGGTGTTGCTGATGACTTTGGCACGTCTGCACCGGAATATCTAGCAGCTTCTTTATATTACTCACAAACGCCAAAGCCTCTCAATTTGATGATCGGTCGCTGGTTGCGTACGGCTACGGCTGGACTATTGCGCGGCGGGATCTTGACATCAGCAGAGCAAGGCATGGGTAACTGGACAACTATAACCAATGGTGGCTTTAGAATCGATATAGATAATGTAACGCGTACCGTAACAGGCCGTGACTTTTCTGCTGAAACGAATCTAAACGGCGTTGCCTCTGTTATTTCTGCTGGCCTAACTGGTGGCGTTGTAACGTGGAATGGCTCTAGGTTCGTTGTCACAAGTTCAACTACTGGCATAGCATCAGAAGTTGACTTTGCAATTGCTCCTCTTTCAGGAGTTGACATTTCAACCCAATTGAAACTTACGGTTGCAACGGCGCTTACTCCAGTTCCAGGCTTTGCTCCTGAAACACCACTTGAGGCAGTCACGGCTTTCGCTGATATTTCTGGCACATGGTACGGTTTAATGTTCGCAGCGGCTACGCAACCTACGGATGCGCAATCTACTAATGTTGCTGCATACATTCAAGCTGCTTCAAAAACCCGCATCTACGGTATTACAGAGCAAGACACTCGTGTTCTTGATTCTGGATACGTTGCTGATATTGGTACCGCCTTAAGTGCGCTTAATTATACTCGCACATTTGGCCAATACTGTAGTAGCAACCCGTATGCAATTGCTTCATTCTTTGGTCGTGCATTTTCTGTTAACTTTGCAGCGAGCAAATCAACGCTCACTATGATGTATAAACAAGAACCTGGCATCACTTCTGAGAACATTACAGAAAGCCAAGCGCAATCTCTAGCTACTAAGCGCTACAACGTCTTCGCTTCTTATGATAACGGGGCTTCCATAGTTCAATATGGCGTAATGTTTGGGCAGGCTTATTTCGATGAGATCCACGGTCTTGATTGGTTGAAAGATGCGGTAGAGAATTCTTTATTCAATCTATTGTATCAATCTAAAACAAAGATTCCACAAACAGAAGCTGGCGTGTCTCAATTAAAAACAGAGGCTGCTCGTGTACTGGATGAGTCGGTTAATAATGGACTTGTTGCTGCTGGCGTTTGGAATGCTGACGGCTTTGGTCAATTATCCCGCGGCGATTTCTTGACCAATGGATACTACATTTACAGCTCACCGATTGCACTACAGCCCCAAGCTGATAGAGAGCAACGTAAGTCTCCTCCTATTCAAATAGCGGTGAAACTTGCTGGTGCTATTCATACTATCGATGTTCAAATCGATGTTAATCGTTAATAAGGAGAAGTTACATGACTACATATAGTTTCAAGGACGTCACCGCATCATTAAATGGATTCGGTGGCTCTATTAATCTAGCAAATGGCGCTGGCGTTTCGGAAGAAGGCATCACTATCGAACCAACAAATGACAAGAACATCATGACAATGGGAGCTGGTGGTGAGGGCATGCATTCCTTAGTTGCTGATGAATCAAGCACTATAACCGTCAGGCTACTTAAAACGTCTCCTACTAATGCACAGCTCCAAACAATGTACAATTTACAAACTGGATCAAGTGCAACACATGGTAGAAACGTTATTGTTATTAATAATGTGGCTGGTGGCGATGTCATCACCGCATCAGGAGTTGCATTCAAAAAGCGCCCTACGATCACTTATGCCCAAGAAGGCGGAATAATGGAATGGGCTTTTGATGCTATTAGAACAAGCTCAATATTGGGCGTCGGGACTCCGGAGGTATAACATATGACTATAGAGCATTTTAATGTCGCAGGTGCAGAATATAGTTTCAGCAAATTGCCCGTTCTACAACAGGCGCATATCTTACGCAGACTTACCCCCCTGCTTTCAGATATTGCGCCTGTTCTTAAGGCCGGAGAGAAAGATAATGCATTCGATATTTTAGGGGCGGCCGTTGGTGCCATCTCTAAACTTAACGATGTTGATTTCGAGTATGTATTCTTTGGCCTTCTTTCCGCTGTAAATAGGAAACAAACCGGTGGAGGGTGGGCGCAAGTTACGCCCGCTGGTGGCAAGGTTATGATGTTTGATGATATCGACTTACCTTCTGCCTTACAATTAGCGGGGAGGGCATTAATGCATAACCTCGGAAATTTTTCCAGCGTGCTGCCCTCAGCTTTGAAAGAAGGCAGCCAACGGGTACAAAATACGAAGTAAAGTGGGTTTCTTTGCCAAGCGGTGAAGATTGGGTTATGCGTCCGGTACTTAAAGGATTGTGTAAATTCGAGAGCCTAAAAGATGGTACACTTGACCTTGCTGATATTGCATTAATGAACGATGCACTTGATGTACAGGACGAAAACGAGGCTCGTTATAGGGAGGCCATGCAATGAATGGAGACGTTATAAAAGAGTTTCTCGTTGGCCTTGGTTTCAAGGTGGATGAAAAGAGTCTAAACACATTCAGTAATAAGATTTCGATGGTAAAGCAAGGTCTCATCGCTCTTGGTGGCGCTGCTGTTCTGCGTGCCTTCACGTCCGTTGCTCACGAACTGGACAAACTTAACGATCTTAGCAATCGCATCGATACCCCTGTATCTGAAATAGAGGAGCTTGGATATGCTGCCAAAATTATGGGGTCATCGGTCGAGGCCGCACAGGCATCCCTACAAGGCGTTTCTATTCAGGCCGGTCTAGCTGCGACGGGGGTTGGTCGTTCCAAGATGATCTTCGAGAAACTTGGTATCAGCGTTAAAGATGCCAATGGAGAATTAAAATCCTCTACCCTTCTCATGGCTGAGATATCCGATAAAATAAAAGATATGGATAAAGGCCAGCAGATGGCCATCATGTCTAGGCTTGGTATTGACCCCACCATGATAGAGGTCATGACATCAGACATTTCAGGCCTTAGGGAAGAATTCAGCAAGCTATATAAAGATGCCGGTGTTGACGCCAATGAAGCAGCAAAACAAGCGGGCTTATTTGTAGATGCACTTGATCGCACGAAGGCCGTATTTGGTGTAACGTTCAAAGCAATAGTTTCAAAGCTACTACCTGGCGTAACCATCGGAATGGATAATTTCCGCAAGAAACTTATCCATAATATGCCAAACATCATGCGCGCGCTTGAGCCTTTCATGAGCATCCTTCTTAAAGTTGCTGAAATATTATCTGAAGTAATACTTGCGGTATTTAATACTATGGGTGTTGTTATCGACATTGTGAAGAAAGCGGACAAAGCAACTGGTGGATGGATTACAAAAATCCTTGCAATGATTGCAGTTTGGAAGGTTCTGAATACCGTGTTCTTGTCCTCACCTATTGGAATATTATTAGCGCTTGGCGCGGCATTTGCGCTATTGATGGATGATCTTATGGCCTTCAAGGAAGGAAGAAAATCAGCACTCGATTGGACATCGTTTATTAAGTTCGCAAATGTAGTGACTGATGTGTTTAGTATAATATCCGCAGTGCTAACGCCAGTACTAGGATTGTTTGGCAGCTTCTTGATACAGATAGGTAATATTGCCAGTATATTAAGCGGTAGTTTTTCCGCAGCCTTTGATAAAGTATTTGGTTTCGTTGGTAAGTTCATCGACAAAATGTATGGCGCATGGGACATTATAAAAAAAGTTGGTACGTCAATGTCTGATCTATTTGGTGGAGATGATAAGAATCTGGCACTGAATGTTAATAGAGCGACGGCACCGGCATCAGGACTAACATCATCCTATTTTGCACCAACATCACCACAGCAGACAATTACACAAAAGACAGAGATTAACGTGGTTGGTAGTGCCGACCCTAACGCTACTGCAAGAAGCGTGGCAAGCGCTCAAGGACAAGTTAACGCTGACATGGTGCGTAACGTGAAAGGGTCTGCAAGATGACGTTCAACTTCTTATCGGCTCCATTCTTACCTATACTTATACGCCCTCGTCGTAGCATAGGCGGTATATCTGCGACCGTAACAATCGAGGAAAGCGCAGAAGATACTTTAGAGATAACAAAGCATCCAGTACAAAGAGGCGCTGCAATATCTGATCATGCTTATAAGAACCCATCAGAAGTTACTATACGAGCAATATGGGATAGTAACCAGAAACCGCTTACAGAAATATACAAAGACCTCATTGCGCTACAAGCATCTCGCGAGCCGTTCGATGTTATTACTGGTAAACGTAAATATACGAACATGTTGTTTAAGAGTCTTGGTCAAACCACTGATTCATCAACCGAAAATTGCTTGTCAATTACAGCAACGTTAGTTGAAGTTATTATCGTTAATGTAGAGACGACATCAGTGCCACCGCGCGCGCGCCAGAAGACACCAGCCAAGACGGGAGCGACGCAAAAGGCCGGTATAAAGAAGGTCGTAAGCAAAGATAATACTATATCAAATAGCAATGCTTCTTCTTTAGATAATATCATTAGTATAGGAAGAAGATAATGGCAATATACACCATACCACTTACAAACGTTCCGCAGAGCTTCACAATAGAGCTATCCGGAAAGGAGTATCTTATTACCTGTAGATGGAACGATGCTATTGAAGGTGGTTGGTTTCTTGATATCAATGATTCTATTACTGCGCTTCCGATATTGCACAATCTTCCACTTGTCAGCGGCAATAATCTATTAGAGCAATATGAATATCTTGGGATAGGTGGCTCGCTTGTTGTGCTCACCAACGGCGATCAAACTGCCGTCCCTACTCTCGACAACCTAGGGGTCGAGTCTTTCCTTTATTTTGTTACAGAGGATAGCCAATGAGTGCGCGCCAGTATTTACGTAAATGTAGATTGATTGTAGCTGATGATGCTGGTAATGGCCTAGACTTGTCGAACCTTCGTATCAAATTTACAATTAAGAAGACGGATGCACAAACACCCAATACCGCAGAAATACAAGTATGGAATCTTGCAGACGACACCGCCAATCAGATCAAGAAAGAATTTACACAAATAACTTTGGAAGCTGGTTACGAGGAGAACATAGCACTTATCTTTAAGGGTAATGTCAAGCGCATATCCAAAGGTAAAGAAAACGGTACAGACTCATTTATCATGATATACGCAGGTGATGGAGATCAAGCCTATAATTATTCTGTTGTGAATACCACTCTTGCGGCAGGAGCAACACAAAATGATCAAGTTAAGGCTGCCGTTGCTAGCATGGAGTCGCGCGGCGTATCAACTGGCGCTATTCCTGATCTTGGTGCTGGAAAACTTGCACGAGGAAAGGCCATGTATGGAATGAGTCGCGATTATCTAAGGCAGTCATCAGATACGTCAGGATCAACATGGAGTATACAAGATGGTAAGGTTCAGTATGTAGGATTAACCGACGTACTCCCTAACCAAGCAGTCGTATTAAATAGTTCAAGTGGCCTTATTGGAAGTGCTGAACAAACTACAGAGGGCGTAAAAGCAAAGTGCCTATTGAACCCAATGCTTAAGATAGCAAGCAAAGTACAGATTGATGAAGGAAGCATAAATGAAGAAAAGAAAAAAGATGACAATAAAGCGAAAGAACTGAGCACTATAGCAGGCGATGGATTTTATCGACTACTGGCGGTCGAGCACACAGGTGACACGCATGCCAATGAATGGTTTAGTAATATTGTTTGTCTCGATGTTGATGCAACGCAACCCCCTAGCAAGAGTGTTAAAAAGACGTAGATGGATAGAAGAGAGTATTTAAATGATAGCGAAGAATCTTTGAGGCTTGCAATGGATGACAAGGCATCGTCAATGTGGACGGCGTTACCTGCTATCGTGACTGCTGTCAATCTTGAGGCCAATACTGTTTCGGTGCAACCTGCCATACAAGGCGCAGTGAGTGATGCAAGTGGTAATGTGACGAATGTCAACCTACCCCTGCTTGTTGATGTGCCGATTGTTTTCCCTTCTGCTGGTGGATTTAGTTTAACCTTCCCTATTGCTGCTGGTGATGAAGTTCTTGTTGTATTTGCATCAAGATGTATCGATACATGGTGGCAGAGTGGCGGCATTGGCACACAGGCAGAAGCAAGGATGCATGATTTATCTGATGGCTTTGCTATCGCTGGAATCAAAAGCCAAGCTACAAAGATTGCCAATATCAGCAATAGCAGCGTTCAACTCCGCAATAACGACGGCTCAACATTTGTAGAGATTGATGGCTCCGGAAACATCACACTCAAATCCGCAACTCTCATAACACTTGATTCACCTCTTGTGCAAATGACCGGCGATTTAAATGTTGCAGGAGACTCACTTGCTGGTACAATAAGCCTACAAACACACACACACCCTGGAGTACAAACAGGTGGTGGAAATACAGGAGCACCCAACTAATGAGATACCGTAAACTTGATAGTAATGGTGACATGGTTTTCGGTAATAGTGCCGATGATTTCTTATTTGATACGCCAGAAACAGCAGCGCAAGCCGTTATGACTCGTCTTAAGTTATGGCTTGGTGAGTGGTTCTTAGATGTTGAAGAGGGCACCCCATATAATGCGGGTATCCTAGGAAAGCATACTAAAGATAGTGTTGATATTGAAATGCGACAAAGAATAATTGAGACAAGGGGCGTCACTGCAATAAATGAATATGAAAGTATCTTCAATCCGGATACTCGAAACTTTGAAATAAGGGCGACGATAACAACGGCCTTTGGTGAAATAACTGTGAATGGAGTTCTATAATGGCTATAGCTGATCTCGTATATATCGATGCAACAGGGTATCATTTTCCTGATTACCCTACCGTTCTATCTTCACTTCAAGATGAGTACCGCTCAATATTCGGATCAGACATTTATCTTGAACCTGATAGTCAGGACGGGCAATTTGTGGCAGTATTAGCACAGGCCATATATGATACCATGTCCATAGGTGCCTCTGTCTATAATGCTTTCTCTCCTTCTTCTGCTCAAGGTACTGGCCTATCTCGTAACGTTAAAATTAATGGGATAGCACGACGTATTGCTACCTATTCTACTGCCGATCTTACTATCGTTGGTCAAGTAGGAACTACTATATTGAATGGGCAAGCGGAAGATACTATTGGCCAAAAATGGAACCTTCCCGCAAGTGTCGTTATTCCACTTGATGGCGACATAATTGTCACGGCCACGGCAGAAGATATAGGGGCTATACGCGCGGGCGCAGGCGCCATTAATAAGATTGCAACTCCTACCCTAGGTTGGCAAACGGTCACCAATGTACTCGCAGCAGTTGAGGGCGCCCCTATAGAAACAGATTTTGAGCTGAGGCAGCGCCAAACAATATCTGTAGCCCTTCCTTCCAAATCTGTAATTGAAGGCACAGTCGGGGCGGTTGCAAGTGTCGATGGGGTGACAAGGTACAAAGGATATGAGAACGACTCTAACATAACTGATGTTGATGGAATACCAGCCCATAATATAGCCATCATTGCGGAAGGTGGGGACGTCGCGGATATTGCAACAGCTATTGCAATACATAAAACGCCAGGAACCCCAACCTATGGCACTACCAGCTATGACGTTATTGATCAATATGGCCTTCCAAATACCATAAATTTCTTTAGGCCTACAAATGTCGGAATAAAAGTAGAGGTGACAATTGAGGCGCTTGCTGGCTACATAAGTTCTACAGGAGACGCAATAAAGCAAGCCGTGGCTGATTATATTAATAGCCTTGATATTGGCGCTGATGTTTATCTTACTAGGTTATACGTGCCGGCCAATCTCTCCAATGTAACGGTAGGCAATACATTCGAGGTAACCTTAATAAGAGCCGCCCGCCTTGCTGATCCACTTGCTACCAGTAATATTGTTCTAACATTTATTGAAGCCGCGGAATGTTCTATTTCTGATATAACCCTAATCGTAACATAACATGGCAACAACCAATACTATCGACGATTATTTAGCTCTCATAACTTCTGAACATCAGCAGAAGCCTAAGTTTGAGGCTACCATTCGTGCCGTGATTGAGCCGTTGGTTGCGACACAAGATATAGTATGCGGCTTTCCAGAGGACTTTGATGTTGATGTTGCGATAGGCGTTCAACTGGATGCTGTGGGTGAATGGGTGGGTATTAAAAGGCAAATCGCTATTCCCCTTGTTGGTTATTATTTTACATGGGATGACACGGCCGATGATGGGTGGGATTCTGGAGTTTGGCAGGGTGAATTTGATCCGGACACAGGGCTTATTTCATTGAACGATGACCTATATAGGATCGTAATAAAAGGTAAGATTGCCGCGAATCATTGGAATGGCTCTATCCCAAAAGCTTATGAGATATGGCAAACATTGTTTCCAGATAGCATAATAATAATACAAGATAATCAAGACATGTCGATGATAGTAGGAATTGCTGGCAATCTATTGACGCCGGTATATCTTGCGCTCTTGACAGGTGGTTATATATCCCTTAAACCAGAGGGTGTACGTATCAATTACTATGCGATAAGTGCCCCGAATACTCCATTATTTGCATGGGATGCTCAAGGTACGGGCGTCAATGGTTGGGATATAGGATCGTGGGCAATAGAAATAACACCTTAAAAGGATTTAAAAATGACAAACGAGATTTTAAAATTTGGTGACACCGCAACCAACATATTGACACAAGCGCAATATGCAGCCGATACACAGCGCAATATTGGGAATCAACCTGGCATCGCACGCTCAGCACTTGTTAACAAAGCAATGCGCCAAAGTGCGTTTGTTGTTAACGCTCTCTCTCAATTGATTGAGGATGTCACAGGCGCGAACATTTTAGATGATGACAATAGCGCGGTTTATAAGACAAACCTGCAAGCATTAATACAGCAATTGGCCAATAAAGAAGTGGCCTTTAAAGATCCAGTTGAATACGCCACTACTGCAAATATTACACTATCCGCACTACAAAATATCGACGGTGGAACTGGCGTAGCTAATCAACGCATCCTTGTGAAGAATCAAACGACGGCTTCTGAGAATGGGATATATTTACAACAGGTCGGGTCATGGACTCGCGCGACTGATTTCGATGGTTCTGATGAAGTGGAACCTGGCACCACTATACCGGTTGCTTTTGGTACAACCAACGGCGCGACTGCTTGGATACTAACAACTATGGCACCTATCGTCATCGGGGTGACAAATTTGTCCTTTACCCTATTGGCTGGCGCTGGTGGTATCACCTCCTTAACAGGAGAGGCCACGGCCGGAATTAATGGAATAACAACGCTGGTGAATTCAGCAGTAATCGGGAAGGTTCTAACTGGCTTCACGTCGGGTGCAGGAACTGTTACCGCCGCGGATTCATTATTGACGGCTATACAGAAAATTGATGGTAATACGCAATCAGCAGGCGCGGGAGTTGGTGGCGCTTATGGCCTTAAAATAGAGGTGACAAGCAATACCTCTACTTCAATTATTGCTGACCAGATTGTGTTATTAAATGGCCTTGGCGGCTCATACATAGCCAATGCTGTTAATATCACAAATACAATAACGACGTCAGGCGCTGGTGGATTAGATACGGGCGCTGAGGCGGCTAGTATATGGTATTATGTCTGGGTAATTTATAATGGATCAACAGTATCGAGTATATTATCAGCTTCATCTACAACCCCTACTATGCCGGTTGGGTATACCTTTAAGACACGTATTGGCGCAATAAGAAATAATGCAAGTTCTGATCTTCTTCGTTCATTGCAGTACGGCAATGAAGCTATATATGTAGTTGGCACAAATCCAGTAAATAAAATTATTATGCAAAGTGGAAATACTGGCGGAACAGTTGCCGTATCAGTATCTAATTTTGTGCCGCCCACTGCTTATAAGATTAATGTCATAGCCACCAATGCAAACTTTAGTGATACTTTTGTACAACCATCCGCAGCATGGGGTGGAACTTCTACCACAAATTTTGTGGAAGGTGTAATAGGAAGCCTAAACTCTAGAACTGCCAGCATCATTCTAGAAAGTTCTAATATCTATTTTTCTGGCTCGGGAGTAGAAAGCTCTGTCGCAGTATACGGCTGGACAGATAACTTGAATGCTGGAAGCGGCGGGAATATAGCTAATCCTAGTGGCATTTTATTAAGCACAACAATCGCCTCAAATTCTGCGACTATCGATATAGGATTGCCGGCCGGATATGAGGGTTATAGGCTGGTAATCAAAGGACTTACTTGTAGTAATAATAATATATTACGTGCCAGACTGAGAACAACAGGCGGCTCAGTAAGGAGTGGCGCCTCAGACTATACTTATGCTAACCATATATCAAATACTGGCGGTGGTTCTGGAAGTGGAGCTGGGTCAGCAGCTTCGTCAGCTATGGATATTACGAGCTCTGTTGTAAATATTAGCAACGTAGCTGGGGGGAGTGTTGCATCAGATCTTACAATTCTTAATGCATATGATACTTCACTGTTTACAGATATAGGCGGAACTATGCGTTATCAAGGTGTAACAAATGCAATGTCATCTGGATATACTGGTGGTAATAACAACACTGCTGAATCGAATGATTTAATCAGGTTCCTTATGAGTTCTGGTAATATTATAACCGGAACGTTCCTTCTTTATAGCCTATAATTGTACAAGGTATCAGATGGCAACAGTATTCGACGGCATGACAGCAGAGGCTAGAGGGCAGGAGGCGGACTTTGTTTTATACAGAGGGCTTACTGTTCATAAAGTTTCTATTATAAGGGACTATGAGGGCGGCCCCCCTTCTGATCTTTCTAGTTATACAGCAGGAGAGTTTAAAGTATATAATTCCAATGGAGTAATCATTATTAGCTGCACAGTTATTAATGGAAAGCTTACACTTGGAGGAGTTACTGGAACGATCATAATCGATATAACTTCTGTTGAAACATCAGCGCTACCACTTGGCACGTATGCTTATCATTTGCGCATAACGTCACCATCAGGAACGGCGCAATCATTTTCTGGAGATATAGCTATAGTGGATGAGGCGCCATGTTAATTGAGATTATAAACACAGGTGGTCCGTCTGCTTTTATCTCTGCCATGGGATTACAAGGCCCACCAGGTAATACAACCACCGTTATCGCCGGTCAGATCGTGAGCGCGTTACGTGTCGTATATACCGCCCCCATTACTGGAAAAGTTCTATACGCCGACAAAGATTTACCCGATACAGTTAAGAGCCTCCTTGGCGTTACAACCCAATCAGTGGCTATTGATGAGCCGGTAAATGTACAAACTTTTGGCACGTTAACCGATGCTAGCTGGAACTGGAATATGAATGGTAATGTTAGCTTGTTTCTTGGTGCAAATGGATCTATAGTACAAGGCGTTTTAGCAGGTGCAATAGTTGCACGTGTAGGACACGCAATTTCACCAACTAAAATTTTCATCCGTACTGGAGAACCAGTACTCACATCTTAATTAAGGAGAACTTACATGGCAGACAAATATATTTCATTACTAAACGGCATTCAAACCGAGATCACATCTACAGACAGAAGCACTGGCGTAGCACAAGCCGGAGACATTGTTGCTTTAGATAGTACTGGTAAATTAGATCTTACATTGATGCCAAACGGGATTGCTCCTGATTTAAAAAGTATAGTCACAAGCGAAAACTTATCGGCTGGCGATATTGTCAATGTATTTGATAACGCAGGAACCCCAACGGCCAGAAAAGCAGATAATTCAAATAGTCGTAGAGCGATAGGTTTTGTGTTAGCAAGCACGACAAGCCCCGCCCCTGCGAGTGTATACTTTGAGAGTACAATAACTGGCCTTACTGGCTTAACTCCTGGCGCATTGATGTTTCTTGGGGTATCTGGCGCAGCCACTGCAACGGCTCCTTCTGGAACTGGCGTTATATCTCAACAAATCGGCACAGCAATTTCAGCAACCGAAATTAGCTTTGAGCCGCAACAAGTAATAGTCCTTGCATAGGTGAGATATGGCAGTCCGTTCTCCACTATTTCTTAACGGGGGCGTTTTACAAGAAACGTCCCCTGACGATATACTTAACGTTAGTGAATACGTGACTGGCGCCAAGCCGTTCATAAATGGAACCGTTTTAGGCCCCACTGGATCAAATCTTTTGGTTGGTGACAATGATATTTATACCGTCCCATCTGGGAAGTCTTTCCTATTATTAAACTCAAATGTTTTTAATGGAGCTGGTGGGGCAAATACAATATATGCCACAACAAAAGTGGGTGGCATATACTACAGGATGACCGCTTCCACATCTTTGGCAGCAAATGCATCTCAAGCTTTCCTATCAAATACAGCTTTTGAAGCTGGTGATGTATTATCTTTAAATTGTACTGCTGCTGGTGCAAATTGTTTTATATCAGGCGTTCTATATGATGAATCTTCTGCTATAAAACCACAAAGAAAACTTGGTCTAACAACTGGTAATAATACCTTATATACTTGTCCTAGTGGAAAGGTTGCTCAGGTTATAGGATCCTCATCATTTGACGGCATATCATCAATAATCCGTGTTGCGAATGGCCCAGGAACGCGCTCAATATATTTCAACGTAGTGCCAAGTGGCGGCTCTCCTAATTCTACCAATAGATTCTCCTCAGCAGGTTCTTTGACTGCTAATAATGCAGCTATTGCATCGGGTTTAATTACCCTAAACGCAGGGGATTTCATAAATCTTAATATTGACCTAGGTACTGCTGCGCAAAGTGCGTGGTTAAAAGTTTTAGAATTGGAGGCCTAATATGACACAATGGAAATATACTAATGATGAGAATAGATATGTCATAAATGAATTGGACGAAATAGAAAATATAAACTCACCACTTATTCAAGAATGGGTTGCAGAAGGAAACATCATAACGCCAGCAACACCAAACATTGAAATTATGGCAAGAATCATAGAGCTGGAAGAATCTATAGGATTTAATAGAAAACAGCGAGAAGCTATTATCAATGATAGAATAATCGCAGTTGATAGTCAAATAGCAGAGTTACGACTTTTATTGGAAGGTGCATAAAAGTATTACTTTGTACAAATTTTGCAATTTATAATTTGTACAAATGATAATTATATGTTATTAAAAACCCACTATAATAAAAGAGGGTTGTTGTGACGACAGATAAACATTCTTATAAGGCTATTGATTCTAAATTTGAGGCCTTGAATTCTCAAATTGGGGTTATTCACCGTGACATAGGTAAGATTGAAATGCAAGTTAATTCCCTAGAGGAAGCAAGGGAGGCTCATAAGATGGAATTAGTTGATGCAATTCTCACCGCAAAACATGGGTTAGATAAACATGACGGTACAATAGGATCAATTACAATGACCTTAAACGCGATTGCCAATGATGTTAAAGATTTGACAAAAGCGAATGTTATTACAGATAATAAGATTAGTTCAATAAGCGCGATGGCTAATGATGTTAAAGATTTGACAAAAGCGAATGTTATTACAAATAATAAGATTAGTTCAATATTTGGAGGGATAAAGATTCTTCTTAGTGCGATGGGGCTGGCTCTTATTCTTGTTGTTATAAAAAACTTTCTTTCTCTATAATCTTAAAGGATTCTATTATGTCTACAAAATCTGCTTTGCAATCTAAAACTATTGTTGGGATTCTTATTTCTCTTGCTCCTCAAATTGCCGCTAGGTATGGATATGCAATAGATGTTGAGGTTCTTAGCACCACATTAAACGATCTAATATCTATAGGTGGTATGTTGTTATCTACATACGGCCGACTAAGTGCATCGGATAAGATTGTTGGCATTATACCAAAGAAGGAACGCAAGCCCGCAACTTATAGCGCAGTTCGCAGTACTGTTGTAAAGAAAAGAGGGCGCCCGCCTAAGGTAAGAACCTAGTTCTTATTTTATAAGATAATCCCGATAATCTATTTCATCAGGTGGCTCATGACATACATGAGACGTTAGAGCGATCTTAATATATCTCATGTATGTCGAAAGCCACTTGATGAATATGTGCATAATTAGAACCTCGTTCTAATAAGTTCTTCTTGAAACTCCATCATCTCTTTTTTGTCGGCTGCTTCTTTAATTTTTCTCATGCGCCCTTTTGCTGCAAAGTGGAAGGCGGCGGCTATTGGCAAAGATATCATTAAAGAGATGACCAGAACGATACCGCCACCGATGGCAGCTCCTGCCTTTTCGGCTTCACTTACATTAACACCAGCGGCAGAAGATGCGGCTTTACCAGACCCTATCATTGCCGCAATCGGCATAACAAGAAATGCGCTTGAAAGTATGCGGTAATATCGCGCCATCACGGGATCTTTGCTTTCTAATTTTGAGCACGACCACATAATAACTCCCCACGATATGCAGAATGCTAGTGCGGGGTAGACGCCCACCGCGACTTGATAATCAAGCATTATAACAGACGCCGGTAATGTGGATATTAGACCACGTTTAATCAATTCCTTTTTACTCATAGTTCCCTCAGTTGGTTGGTTAATATTTGAATTACTATCATGACTCCCGTAACGATGGCAACGCCTTTTTAATCTTGATGGCCAGAATATTACCGATGACATATCACCTCTTTTGCATAACAAGGGTGACTTCGCCATCTACCATATTATAATCTATATCGACAATTACCTTTCCTAAATAGAAGTCTAACCCCATATCTTTCATATAATAAACACGAGTTATAATAACTTCACATGCATCCATTATTTTCCTTACGAGTCCCTTGGTGTGATCCATTGGGAAGACTATATTTATTGCCCAAATACTATCTTCACAGTACTTGTTACATACCATACCATCTGGCAGCACCGGTATTTTCAGAATAGTTTCAAGACAAGAAAGTTTTTTTGAAACAAGCCTAATAAGTCTATGTGCAAGGAATTCTTCAAAGCTTTGGTCTCCGCCTCCCTCCCTCTGCGTTCTGATCTCAATAGCTATTGTTGACAATTCTTTAATCTTATCCTCTGGATGAAGCCAGTTTAATGGTGGCATATAAGGGGCGATGAAAGAATTGTAGTACAGTTGTATTTCATATATTGAGTATGGGTTCTCTTTGACCATATCAATTATTGATCTTCCATTAAATGGAGCGTTGTCATTAATGGCATATAGCGCCTTATGTGCCGCTATTCTATCGCCATAAATCTCCATTAAATTATAAGCAACTGTGTCGAAAGTATCGATAGCATCAATTAATCGCGGATCAATATATTTGTACAAATTTCCGTCCGCATCAAATATATTAAATATATCTTCTATAACACCTGTACGAGTCATAATCGCTATAACTTCTCTACCTATTTCTTTTGTAAAAAAAAATTGTGGTTCATTGTCATTATGGCTAAGATTTGTCACGACTAATTACCTCTATTTTGTTGGTGTTATTGAAAAGAATGGAATAAAACTTCTTGCATTCGGCTTTAGATAGGCCAAGGGCTTTTTGAATTGCGACGATATCGTGAGCAGTCATAGGAGACTTGCCGACAAACCTAGCGTGCACAAAGCCCTTTTCCACCCCTAGCATTAATGCAAGCTTAGACTGGTAAATATTAGACTTCTTAAGGAAGGCCTTAAGGTTGCTACCTACAACCTTATTGACTTCGCTTTTCCACTGCTTATTGAGTAACATCTATTGGCTCCTCTTTCTTGATGGATGAGAAATATTTATTGTTTAGATTCTGGGTTTCTTGCGAAGTAACATTATTAGAAACAACCCTTGCTTGAACTACATTCATATCCTGCATCTCCTCTGTCGTTTGCATACCAAGCAATACTTCTGGACAGTGGACTCTCGCAAAATATGTGGCCGCCCTATATGTAATCATGAGCCTAGGAACCGATTTCCATTGTGGGTTATTCGCAGCAGACCCTATTTTCATTGCCTCTCCAACAGAAAGAATAAACTCCTTTCTTTCGCTGCGCTTATCAATAGCCCATGCTGTACAAGTAAACTCGAGTTTAGAAACATCTCCAGAATATGTAAAGTTGAGATCACTACTGAATCTTCCAGAGTTATTGACAATACCTATAACAGTTTGTCCCCTAAGGGCGAACCTATCCCCATTCTTCAATTGCAGAACATCGCTACCATTCATGAACTGAAAGATTGGTATGTTAAATTGCATAGCAAGATCTATTGCAATAAAGCAATTAGATGCATTGTTCCTATAGCACTCTGGAACCATTGTGCTGTTAGAATAGAGTTTGGCAATTCTTTGGAGGTGCTCAAACTTTCCAGTATCATTATAAATAGATGAGTTGTTCCCTTGGATGACAATCTTTTCTGCTTTCTGAATAGCAATAGAAGTCGTATCACCCTCAACTGCTTTTTGTGGCAACGCCATTTCCTTCTGTACAGGCTCCAACACCTCGATTGTCTTCAGTAACGTCGGATCGTCATTTTCAATAGTAGTATTCGTAGTTTCTTTAGTCATAGTAATTCCCCTTAAGTTGGTTAAAAAAAGTTAAAAGTAATCTATTGATGAGCACCCTTAGCGCGATACCAATACGGAAGCTCAGCTTTTTCTACGTTGTCAGTCCACGTTGCCCAATCGCCACTAATAAGGCGCCCTTTTATTTGCTTAAAAGCAAATTCGTTTTCAGCCCTCCCCACTTCCATCATTTCCCCTGTAATTTCGTGGAAGCCAATAATTTCTGGATAGTCTTTATTTTGTACAACATGCAAAAAGCCCTCTGGCTCTTCTCCTGTTAGCGCTGCCACGCCATCAAAGTACCATGCGGCGGCGCGATGATATCCATATTCGGCGGCCGCCCTATAGTACTCACTTGATGTAGTCGCACGGGTGGTTTTATAGTCGATAATGAGTTTGCCGCGCCCTTTTAAATAGTCTGCCTTTAGTTTACATTTTATGCCGTCTTTTTCCCAAAGGATGGGGGTTTCTGCGGTGCCATCACAAAGCAATTGTTGCACCCTTTCGTGCCTCAAGAGTGCCGTCGCTAGTTTGTTTGCATCTTCATACATGCTTCTTCTTATAATCTGTCTACCAGCAGCCTCGTCTTCCATAGCCAACCAAGCTTTTGTCCTTTTCCGCATTCCTTCTTCTGCAATAAAGTAGGTGCTCTCAAATTTCTTATATCCTTCAAGGACAAGACAATGTGTTACTGAACCAAGTAACGTGTCATCACCATTGCTATTGTCAACCTTATTAGGATTAAAAGGTGAATGTGCCCAATATACGAAAGCGCCCTTTTGAAGGTACGTGTTTATCCCACTAGCTGACAACGCCGGATAATCGAAATAGTTTTCTTGTGTCAATTCTGTCATTCTATACATCCCCTATTTTGTTATTGTTAAACAGTCTCATCGAAAATAATTGCATCAATTCTGTTGACAATAGCATAACATTTGTGTAAATGTCAAGCATGTTTTTGAAATTATTTTTAAGGATTATTCGATGACAACTGGAACCGATCTTGTTAAAGAAATTGTCACCGCATACAAATACGCCCCGCACGTTTGGGTTGTCCGCACAAATGTTTATGGCAGGAGCCTGCATGTTCGTGGTCTACCAGCCGGATTTGCCGATCTATTGGTATTATGTAGAAATGGGCGTGCGATATTTGTGGAGACAAAATCAAAGAACGAAAAGCAACGTGATGCACAAAAAGAATTTCAAGAACGCGTCACCAATTTGGGATATGAATATTATACAATTGGCACCCGCACAGAATTTGACGACATTATCAACAATCCTGAGGAGGACTTATGAAATTTGTACAAGAAGAAACTAGGCTATCGGCGCATTTTAAAGTGAGTGAGGCGACGGACTCATATATTGCGGATCGTTTTGGTATTGATAATCGGTTGCCAATAGATCTTCTTGATAATGCTATATTTATAGCAGAGGAGCTTTTAGAACCCGCGCGGCAATATTTTGAGGTAGGATTTTCCCCAACGTCATTTTATAGATGTCCGCTATTATGTAAAAAGATGAAGAAGAAGGGCACAATAAGCAAAAGAATATCACAGCACACGCTGGCCCTTGCGGTTGACCTTAAGATTCCAAACGTTTCGTTATTAGAAACAGCAAAGTACTTTTATGTATGGGAGGACTTTGATCAATTGATTCTGGAGTTCTATGATCCATTAATGCCTAATAGGGGATGGGTGCACGTATCAAGGAACCCTGATAAAAACAAGAATCGTAACGAGTTCCTAATTTTTGACGGCAAATCATATGAAGACGCTGAAAAGCTAGGCATCTTCAATAAACGCTATGGTATCGATATAAACGGAAAGATGAAAGATTGATTATGGCAACCCTGGCGGGACTTGAACCCGCATCCACACAGTGAAAGTGTGCGATCCTAACCAATTAGACGACAGGGTCAATAGAAGAAAAGAAGAAGGCCGCAAGTGGAGCGTGCGGCCTTCGGAGAAACAATAACCACTTTTTGGGGGAAAAAGAGAAAGACATACTACATGTAGTAGTAAATAGGTGTCAACAAAAAAAGATAAAAAGATGGTTGACTCGTTGATATAAATCTGTATATCATAGCCGAACAAATACGCGGGGGATAGTTTGGGCTTATAATCCAAATGAAAGCTTGATCCGGTTGCCCCCCTTCTTTTTCTTGGATCACAAACTTTTGGATCGAAATTAAAATGCTAATATTGAAGTTTGAGACAGATAGATTCTGTCATCTTATAGATTATTTCTATGTACAAAATAATTTTGTGCATGTAATCTGGTCAGTCCTCGTCGCCATTATTTTGTCACGTTATCGAAATCCTTCTTTGCGTACAAAATATCTTACGCCACTTTATGATCGGGGGATCAGATGACACAATACAAGAGAATGCGTTCTATAATGCCAAGGCAACTGCTATGTAATAAGTTTGCATCATGCAGTGTTATTGCGCGCTATACCTACACCATGATGACAATGTTCGCAGACCGTCAAGGTAGGATGGTTAATGATTTAAGGCTACAAAGATATAATATATTTCCTTTCGATGACAATATTAGCACCGTTGCTTTTGGGCACATTATAGATGAGCTTACGAGCGCCGGCTTGTTGATCCAATATGAATCAGATGGCAATAATTATATTCAGATTGTCAACTTTAGATTGAATCAAAAACCTTCAAGGCAAGAGATCGCCTCCACGATCCCCGCGCCAGAAGGATATATAGATCCCCACGATGATTTATCAGAGAAAATTGCACAACCTTTTATAGATTGTGTAAAGAATCTTACTGTTGGCGAAGAAGATATGCTGTGGCTACTTGATAATATAGATCAGGTTTATGCAGAATTTAGGTCATACAATAAAGGATCAGCTACCTTACTTATGTGGGCTGGCTGGTGCAAAAAGAGATTAGAGTTAAACAAAGGAAACTTATATGAAAGAAAATTACAAAAATCCACAAACACAGTACGAACAAAAAGTAATGCTCAAGACGAATCGCGAGCAAGGGCATTCGCCTTCAATAAGAGCATCGGATCGTCTAGTGAAAACATCATCAAATTCGATAGAGAGCAGAAATAATGGCGTTCCAATTAGAGCGTATGAGGATGGAAGGAATGAGCTGTTTTTACTTCTAGAGAGAGCGTTCTTGAATCTTAAAAGATTCGGGAAAACTAGGGATGATTTAGAGGCCATGAATAAATGGTTTCAACTTGGACTTGCTGATTACTCAATAGATAATATTAGGAGTGCGTTTGTTAAATTTTGTACAAGCGGAACTACAAAGGGAGTTCTTCCAGAGGTTGGGGATATAATTAGGATTATAAAGACTGGTATTGTAACTATAGATAATGTTGTGATGGCCACTATATCAAAGAAGGATCCCGCCGATAGAACTATGGAGGAGGAGTTATATTTATCGCGATGCGTTAAATATGTAACAGAGGAAAGTATGGCCAATGATATTGATTATCTATCTGAAATAATGCCAGAGCTTTTGGGGGGTGACTTCCTAGTGATTTCTAATTCATATAAGTACAATAAGTCTTACTTTGTTATTGGTAGAGATGTCTATAGAAGAAGTGCCCAAGATCATTATTCTGCTTTTAGATCCGAAAAGCTAAAAAAAGATAGTATATATACTAGTGAAGTGCTATTAGGTGATTGGGATAAACAATGTTTTGAGTTGAATAATAGGATGGAATTCCGTGAAAGAACTCAGCAATGTGAAAAAGAGCTAATATACAGCTGCCGTACATATACAACACAGATGCAACAAACGACATTCCAAATCGCATCGTAAATTTTAGAACATACTATAAAATAATACAAATCCTCCACGATCGTTCTACCGACGTGGAGGATTTGTTATACGTCAATTTTGAACGTAGTATAATGTTGCAAAAAATTAACTACTTTTATGCCTTATAATACTTAGATACTTGGATACTTAGATACTTGGATACTTGGATACTTGTAAAGCAGCATAAAAATATATTATGAAATAAGTTGATTAAATAATAAAATAAGGTATGTTTCTTTTTAATAAACATTATTGGGGAATAATGCATGAAAGAGAATCTATCAGACCGCATATACGTACGCCTGTCACCTTCGCATCGTAAGGCACTATATTCAATAGCACAAACAAGAGATAAAGATAGAACGCCATCAGGCGTAGCTAGGGGATATGTAATAGAGGGCATTAATCGCGAAATAAGGGCACTCACGAAGGCAAACAAGATAGCGACGAAGGATGCCGCCGACGTGGCAACTCCTGCGCCCGTAGCAACAGATATTACCCCAAAGAATGAGAATGATGGTGATAAAAAGAAACGAAGATTATTTCGATGGTGATTTTTTATCGAAATAAGACTCAATAATCAAGCGAACAAAATTAGATACTGTCCGACCATCCTTTGCGGCAGCATCTTTTACGATATCATATAGATTTGTATCTGTGCGAAAATGTACTGCTATGCGACTTTTTTTCATACAACCCATTGCTAATAAAATTAAATGTGCTACATTGTCCACCATAAGCAACCGTATGTCAAGTATTAAAATGATTAACTATGCTAACGATAATAATAAACCAGTCTCGATAGAAATTAGTAATAATCTATATATGGGGGCGATGGCGCTTGATGGCAACATAAAAGAGGTCGTTAGAATGTTAGGGATAAGGATAGGATGTTGTCCTTCACTTAATAATAACTACCCAATACGAATGGCTGCCCTAGGGAATCATATGGAAATAATAAAGATTCTTATGAAAGATGGGCGATCTGACCCATCAGCTAAAAATAGTTATGCCCTTTATAGAGCAGTAGATAATAACAATATTGATATGATAAAACTTCTTCTTACAGACAAGAGAGTTAGCCCACATAGTGGATTAATATTTGCAATGGAGCAAGGCAAGGTTGAAATATGTAGAATATTCCTAGACGCATCCAAAGGAAGAATAAGTAAAGCAGAAAAGGATATATTTGCGTGGTCGGCAAAAAGATCAGGGCATCAAGAAGTCTATAAACTCCTTACTTCAAAATATTATTAAGATAGCTAAATAAAGTTGTTGACATATGGCTTCACATGGTGTACATTGTCATCACTAGGCAAGACAAAACGTTTTGTCAAAACTATCAGGTGGAGAATGATGATGCAAATTACGGCGCTAGAAATAAAAGAAATAATATACGAGTCTATTATTTCTATCTTAGAAAAATTATACGATGAAGATGAGGGTTCAACTGCCGATCTACTCAAAACGGCGCAACTTATTAAATATTCCGATGAGGATAGAATATTGTGGATTGCAGTAGATAAAAAGAAAATTGGATACATAAAAATTGGTAGAGAGTGGGGAAATAGCGACGGTAAAGTAATTTCTGAATTTACACAATGTTCTCCGCGTGATTTCTTCATGCCAGCTTTTGATAAAGATGGAAAGAGTACATTTAGACATGCAGAAAGAGATGTTATATTATCGATAATTGAATTAGGGGAATAGTAAGATGTACAAAGAAACTCTCACTAAAATACTGGAAGAACATGAGAAGTGGCTGGAAACAGGTGGAGGCGAAGGGAAGTGTGCTGATCTATCCTTGGAAGACCTAAGAGGTTTTAATATGGGCATCTGCAACCTAAGAGGTGCCCGGCTGTTCTCTGCTAATCTTGGCTGGTCAAACTTTAGCAGCTCCAACTTTAGCGGGGCCAATCTTCGATATGCCACATTGTGCCGCTCTGATCTTAGTCATGCCACTATGGCACGTGCCGATTTTTTCTATGCTGTCATGAGCGGTTGCAACCTTATAGATTCCGACCTGTGCTATAGCACGCTCCATTATGTCAACCTGAGCGGTTCCGACCTAATCGGTTCCAGACTGATCGGTGCCTATCTCGGTCATGCCGACCTAAGCGGGTGCGACCTGCGTGACTGCAACTTTCGGGGTTGTCATTTAGAATCTGTTAACTTTTGCGGTGCTGACCTTAGAGGCGCAGACCTGAGTTTTTCCAGCTTCGACTTTAGCATTATTCGAGATTCTGACCTTCGAGGTTGCACATTTACAGGTAGTAGGAATAATAGGGATAACCTTAAGAACCACCCCCACCTAGACGAAATAATCTTTGTAGGAGAATGGTGGTGAGTGATTACATAACCAATGAGATAAAGAATATAGTTATGCAATCCTATAGAGATATCTTCGCAAGCGATATTTTCTTTATTAGGGCGTTAGCTAGATTAGAGGACGCTATTCCTGAAGAAGAGTTTAAAGGATTTTGTACAAAACTTTATAAGGAGAATAGGATGTGAAGATGGAAGCTAAAAGAATATACAAAACACCAGCATTGCAATCAGTTCATGAAATGATGGAAGATTCTTATAATGAAGGAGATCTAAGTAAGGAAGAGATGAAAGAATTTGATGTTTTATGTTTAGAGGAGCCAAGGCCAAATAGGGAAATAGAAAGGAATAAAATATGAAAAAATGCGAGTGGGGCGGAGTTGTAATAGAGGGGTGGTATATGGATGATTTTAATGACAAAGATGACATTGTTTGGGAAACGGGTTGTGGACAAACTATGTCATTTAATGAAGGAACTATTGAGGACAATAATTATAGATACTGTCCTTATTGTGGGGGTGAAATAATAGAAGGGGCGGTAGATGAATAAATACTATGTGATAACAACAGATAGCTTAATAGGCACAATGATTATATTCAAATTTATTATTAGAGGCGTGAAAATGGATCTGAGTATATTAGTGATGCCGCTAATACAC